TTAGTAGACACCGTATTTGCCGACCACGTAAACGTTCTTCAAGATGAAACACGTGCCGTACAGTCCACTTTGGGTAACCTAGTGCTTAGCTCTAACTATGCGGGAACATTTTCTCAGACCACATCGTGGTCAACAGTAGGGGCACGACTAGCGAATATTGAGGCGGGTCTTGTAAGCGGAGTAATTGGATCACCTTATTTTAATAAGGGCGGAGATTCAATCAACCCTGCTTCCGGTACTATCGGAGTAATACTTAAAACCACTGCTGGATCAGCTAACCTATTAGAAACTAGAAACGCAGCAAATACTCTGCGTTTTAATGTCAATTTTGACGGACTACCAAAGGTTGGATCAGCAAACGTTTTATACGTTGGTAGCACCGAGTACACTACTCTAAATAACACTGCAAATACAGCAAATGAAGTTGCTCAAGGAAACCCATTTAATCCATTTTTACTTTCAGGAATGTAAGAAACTACAGGGGCATAACACATGGCTAAATATGGTTTTGGTACGTATGGACTACCAAAGTACGGAGAAGTAGATGCTAATCGCCTTTACTATTCTTCTGGTATTTTTGGTTGGTCATACGACTACCAAACTGTTTCTCTAACCTGGAAATCTATCATTAGTGATCCAGATGATGCCCCATATGTACCTATAGCTTGGCGTCTTGTTAGAAGTTATGTCGGTGTCCCAGATAATCCATACGTTGGAGACGTATTAGATTACGGAGCGTTACCTTCAGAATTTAGACTTACGTATGTAGACGATGAGTCAACTCTTACAGAAAACCATGAAGTTACATACACTATTTGGGTATTTACTGCGTCAGTTGACGGATCTGGAAATATAAATAGCTATGCAAATAGTCGTTGGATAAACTGCGGAAGTACTGTAGTAAACACCGTTGCTTCTACACAAACACCCGAATACTTTAAACGTTGGCTACCAGCGGCTTGGTTAAATGAAACAAGCGGCATAGGTGACGCAATTGGTGAAGCAGAAGAAACTGCTTTAAGTAAAATTATTGATGCTTATAGTTTTGAGTACGACAAGCTTAGGGTACAAGCGTCTCTTCTTCAAGACTATGCTGATGCTAGAAATATTCCATCAATTTTATTAAAAAATAAAGTAACAGATCTAGGATTTATTTATGAACCTTCTTTGGGGGATACCTACCACAGGTCTTTATACAAAAACGGTAACTTTATCAATGCTGTTAAAGGAACTTCAGCAGCTATTACTACATACGCAACAGCGTTAACTCACTGGGGAGCTACTGTACAGCAAGGTAGAAACCTTATTCTTGACTATAATGATGCTTCTTTTGAAGAAAGCATAGGTCATTGGTCTTTTTCAAGTACCGGAGCAACCATTGTTCATCAAAAATATGCTACAACTTTAGCTGATTTAGGTACTTCTCTTGTACCACCAACAGTACCGCTATCTCGTACAGCGTGGCCACTTCGTCAAGTTGGATGCGGAGTAGTAACAGTATCAAATACTGCAACAAAAACTTTAAATTTAGGCTCAGGAACAAGCACCACAATTCCAGTTATAGTAGGTAAAAGATACATATTTAAAGGATGGGTTAGACATTTAACTGATTCTGCTAACGTTTCTATATCTTTAAAGTGGCTAGATAAATCTGGATCCACATTATCTACAAGTTCTGCAGGAACAGCTGTAACAACTACTACTTCTTGGCAAGAAATTAGATCTGCGTCTGAGGGAATTAGCGACGGATTGCTTGCCCCTATAAATTCAAAATATGTACAAATATCCATATCTCTTACTGCAAATTCAAGCTCAACTAAAGTTATATTTGATATGTTTGATTTTAGAGAAGCGGATAACTTAGGCATAACTAACGCAGGTAAACTACCAAGTTATGAGTACGAAGACGCAAGATTAATTAAAGTTAATATTGAAGCCGATCAAGAAAATTTTATTCTTAATCCAAGTTTTGATTCAGGAACTAGCTGGTGGCAGGGGTATAACGCCGAAGTAGTTCAGGATTTTAATCCTCCGTCTACTGCAAAAATCTTTGGAACAGCTGTAGCTAAAATTACTGCTTTGTCTACAGCTAAAGCAGCTTTAATTTCTGATTGGCAAACAGTTAACCCAGGAACTCCTTATACCGTAGGATTTTATGTAAGTGGGCCTGTGGGAAGAACCGCCGTGGTTAGACTAGAGTATTCGTCTAAACAGTCTTACGAAGAACAGGTTCAGATTCTTTCAGACAATGATGGAAAGTACTACCCTACAACCCCATACTATGTGGATAGTTCTACTACAACGCTGTCAGCAACTGCTACCAGAATTACTGCTTACGGAGTGTCCCCAGTAAATGGAGAGGACTTTAGCGATCCTTTAGTTAAATCCTCTGTTTACTTCCCTGATGCACAAGAGGGGGACGTATTTTACGTAGACTCTGTAATGATGGTAGAGCTTCCTGAGATATCAGATTATTTCCAGGGAGATGGGGGACCAGTACCAACAAATCCAAATCTTCAACGCTTTTTTCCTACAAGTGACTGCACTTGGGATAGCAGAAACCAGCTTAATATGGTCACTAACTCTGCATTTGCTGATACAAGTAAGTGGACCGCAGCATCTGGAACTACCTTTACGGTCTCTACCTCCAACCCATTATTTGGTACAAAAAGAGGAAACGTATCTGCAACTGGTGGGGGATCTATTACCACAACAGTTTATTACCCAAGAGGTGCATGTATTGGCGGAGAAGACGTAGTTATTTCTGCTTACGTTAAAAATGTTGCCGGCCTATACTCTATAGGAACAAACGGTCAGGCAGTAAACTCTTTTAGAGTTTCTTCAGCAAACTCCTCTTCTTGGACTCGCATTCACGTAAACAGAATTGCAAACGTAGGAGAGACTAGCTTTGACATAACAATTTCTTTAAGCGAAGCTGGGTCAGGAACAAAGGTATTTCATGTTGATGGAGTTCAGGCAGAGTTTGGAAGAGTAGCCACTCCGTTTATTGATCCATCAAATAGTTTAACTACTACAACTGCTAATCCAGCTCAATCTGGGGAAACGGTATCCTATACGTATGCTTCTATGGTTAACGCGGGGTATAGTTTTTATGGAGTTCGTTATACTGAAAAGTATCAACGCCTTATTTCCTCTCTAAATCTTGTAACACCAATTGGATCAACATTTTCTGTAAGAACTCACGAATCAAACGTAGGATTAAATGAGATCTCAGGAACACTTCTAACATCCCCATCTTTTGAATTAAACTTAAGTGGTTGGAATGGGGTTTCAGCAAACTTAAAGAGGTCTATTTCTAGAGGAACAATTTTTGATGAATTACTAACTCAGGGAGCAGCATTCTGTAAAGTAACCTCTACAGCGGCAACTAGCTTTGGAATTATTACCGACCTAATTGATATAGATCCTGTAACTGGTTATTACACATCAATTGCAATAAAGCCAGAAAATGAGGACGCTTACGGAACATATACTTTGAAGTTAAAGTGGTATGCAGAAAGCACTGGCTTTTTAAGAGAAAAAACTACCTCTATGGTAATTAATAGACATGATCGTTGGGCGTATATGGATATCGTAGCCCCCGGCACTAGAACGGTAGCTGTAACTGCCGTATCTGTGGCTAGTAACCTTGTAACAGTAACTACTCGTGGATCTCACAAGTTTTCTGTCGGGGAAGACGTAACACTCTCTGTTAACAACTACTCATCCTTATCTGGAACCATAACTATTGAGTCTGTAACAGATACAACGTTCTCATTTACCCGTTCGGCTACAAACTTGGCGGAAACTGAAGTAACTGGCTCTGCAAGATTCTCTAATACTGGAGTTTCTTTTGCAAAAGTTGAGGTAACTTGCGACCCAACATCTACGGGTGTGGGACGTACCTTCCACCTTGACAAGGTAATCTTTAAGGAGTAGGTTCCTACCCATGACTGAACTATTAGTAGCAGCTTGGGCTGTAGCCTGCGTATTAACGGCCATAGAAGAACTATTAATATCCTTAGGAAAGTGGAGAGGCTTACTTGCCATATCTATGAGCACAGTAGCTTGTTTAGTTCTTAGGCCAATGGGCTGGGACCAGATCTTTTATGTACTAGCTGCCGCTTTTCTAGGACTAACCTCATCGGTAATTATTGAGAATCTTGTGACCGGAACCCCAGAGCGAGTTGTTCGCGGTTTGCCAAGAAGGGTTCCTCCACTATAGAGTCTGTCCTCCAAGAAGGAGGAGACTATGAAGTCACCATATTCAGACCCAAACCTATCACTTCGTGCTAGGGGTCTTTTTGCATACTATGTTGAAGTAGGCCGCGTTTTATCTGCGGAAGAAATGTCTGCATCTGTTCCAGAAGGGCGCGATGCAATTAGAAACGCTATGTCAGAACTTAAGTTCCATAGGTACATTAAAGCTGTCCGACACCAAGATAACTCTGGTCAATGGCGTACAACACTGAAATTCACCGACGACGGATTTTCAGGCGTTCTATACATAGGTAGTGATACAGTAACTAGTACTAGTGATCTATCTACTAGTAGTAAAGATATAGATACAGTTACTAACGTAACTGTATCTATAGGGGCTGCGCCCCAAAAAGGAAAAGGAGAAGTTGCAATGGGATGGCCAGGACTCGGAGATAACACAACCCCGGAAAAGCCAAAACGCAAAGTTGTTCTAGATACCGAAGATGACTCAGGATCTATCGGAAAGGTTAGCGCCCTAAAAGTTGGGGGTGCCCGACCAAAGAAAACTAAAGTTGAGAAAGAGTCTAGGGACAGGATTAATGTTCCAGAAGAAGACTGGACAACTGGTGAGCTAGTTGCTGAGTTTTACGACATGTACATGAAGATCCATTCCGGTGCTCCAAATCAAGTAAACGGAAAACATTTGATTACCTGGATTAACAGATTGGTTGGGCAAGGAGTTGCCCGTATATCTATTCTTAAGGGTATGCGTATGTTTTTTGATGACCCTAGAATGTTGAACGATATTGGTGTAGGTTTGCCGGTATACCAGCGGTTTATGAAATACTACGGAACAGTTCACGGAATTGTTAGTCGAGTTGCAGAATCCACTCAGTTGGACGAGGATACGTTGGCTCATCAAGAGAAGTTACTTAAGATGTTGGAGGGGTGATGTATAACATTTCAGAATTGCCCGGAACACTCCGGGCACAAATCAACGGAGCAAACCTCCCAATGAAAACTGTTGGGTGGGAGTTCTCAGATATCGAGCCATCTGATTCCCTGGAAAAGGTCAAGATGTGGGTTGAGATGGTTAAGGCTGGGAAGATTATCCAAGCAGCCGGAAACCCCAATTGCGGTCGTGGATTGCTCCTGGTAGGTGAACCAGGTCACGGGAAGACTACTCTCGCCTCTACGGCCCTTCAGGAGCTTATTAGGGGTATGTCTAGGGAGGCCTGGGGCATGCCAGATTTGAACCCAAAGCGCCCAGCCCTGTTTATGGACTATCCAAAGCTTCTTAGGATTCAGAAGGCTCAGTGGTCTGAGTTTGATGACAGTATCGAAACTATGATCAATGGGATTTACGGAGAGGGTTCCAGAGAACATAACGTTCGAACATTTGTTCTAGACGATTTGGGCAAAGAACACCGCACAGCCACCGGTTGGGCGGAAAATACATTTGATGCTTTACTACGCTCTAGGTTTAATGCTGGTTTTCCAACTATCGTTACAACTAATGTTCCACTAAAAAGTTGGAGCACGGTGTATGGCGAAGCTATGGGTAGTTTTGCATACGAAGCTTTCATTCCAATTGACATAATAGCGAAAGGGGATCGACGTAGATGAGGACAGCAATGACTTACTGGAAAGCAATGCAATTGTTTCTTTCAGACACAGGAGTTCACGAAGTAGAGATCAACATGTCTTCTTTAAGGTTACGTTGTAACTGTGATGGGTTTGGCTTTAGAAATTCTTGCAAACATACCCGTTTTGTAAAAACCCGTATGGATGAGAACGACGGAGTCTATCCAACAGCTATCTCTAGCAAAGCATCTAAACTCGATGCTGCTGTCGCACAGAGAGATCCTAAAGCTTTTAGAGACCTACTGATTACTTACGGCAAAATTGAAGTGCTGTAAATATGCGTGGGGGCGACATATCTAACGAGATTCCTTTAAGAATTGCAGTAACTCTAGATTGTATTCTCGATAAAAGACCTAACGTAAAAAAGGTATTGGGCATACCAGTATTCAGCGAAGAGTCTGTATACAACCGGCAGCAACTTTCTTTCTTTTGGCGTTTTGCAGAAAAGTTTAGTTACACTTTAGAATTAGTTGGGTTTGGGTACTCACAAAAAGAGATGGACGAGGTTTTAGAAGATTTAAATAATCTTGGGACTAATCCATTTAACTACGCGATTGCCTACCCGGTAGTATCTGATCTAGTAGCAGATTTACCATATAGGCCGGAACTTATGGGAGTTGTAGATATCCCATCAAGAGGTTTAAGATACGGCAGTAAGTTTATTGATACTGGGAGGTTATAGTGGCAGCAGACAACGAGGTCAGATTATTATCTCGAGCTGTTCGAACCCGAGATATATCTCCGTTACTTGAAGCAGGAGTTACTGACGACTGGTTTTTTGTTGATGAAAATCGTCAAGTATGGAGATTCTTACGTCAACATTGGACTAAGTATCAAGAAGTTCCCACTGCAGTTACTGTTCTAGATAACTTTCCAACTTATCGTTTGTTAGCTGTTGATGACACTCTTGAGTATCTTTTAGATCAGTTAGTTGAATACCGCAAACGTCAGCACGCAATCACAGTTGTTCAGGATGCTTCCGAAGCTATTGCTAGTGGTGATCATAACGGCGCTATTGCTGTTCTTAGTCAAGGTGTAGCAAGACTAATTGACGAGGGCGTTCGTGAATCGGGGGATATTGATTTAACCGATAATGCCACTAAACGCTTTGATGATTACACAAATATTAAGACACGACCAAATGGTCTATTAGGTTTTGCAACAGGATTTAAAACTATTGATGAGGCAACTGCCGGTTTACAGCCAGGACAACTTGTAACCATTATTGCTCCACCTAAGACAGGTAAATCAGTCCTTGCAATGCAGATGGCAGTCAACGTACATAGAGACGGCTTTGTTCCAATGTTCCAATCTTTTGAGATGACCAACTTAGAGCAGCAGCAGCGACACGATTCTATGCGTGCTCGCATTGCTCACTCTCGGCTCATTCGCGGGGCCCTGACTAAAGCTGAAGAAGATCGTTACATGGCTGAGTTGAAAGCAATGGAAACGATGCACAAGTTCTATCTAACCGATTCTGTATCTGCAATGACTGTTACAGGTCTTGCTGCAAAGATCGACAAGATTCGTCCTGACATCGTATTTGTAGATGGTGTCTATCTCATGACTGATGAGGTAACTGGGGAATCCAATAGTCCTCAAGCACTTACTAACATCACTCGTAACCTAAAGCACTTAGCTATGGCTAAGAAACTTCCTATTGTTATCTCTACTCAGGTTCTATTGTGGAAGATGAAGAAGCGCCAGGTATCAGCAGATGCTATTGGTTACTCATCATCTTTTTATCAAGACTCTGATGTAATCCTCGGTTTGCAAAAGCAAGATGAGGAAGATGACACATCTCGTGAACTACGTATCGTTGCAAGCCGTAACTGCGGACCGGCTACAAGTGATCTGCTATGGGACTGGGAAGAAGGGAAGTTCGAGGAGTATGGATCTCTATTTGGAATCAGTACCATTTGATGGAACTCAAGCTTGTACGTCTGTAGATCCTGAGATGTTCTTTCCAGAAGACTATGATGACAAAGCAGCCGTGCTACAAGCAAAGGCTATTTGTCAAAGCTGTCCTTTAACCTCAGCGTGCTTGGTGTATGCAATCAAGGATTCAAGCCTTGAGGGTATCTGGGGAGCTACGACTCCAAATGAACGTAGAAATATGCGACGACGAAAGAGGGCATTAATATGAGTTTAGATCTTAGAGACAAAGACGCTCCGTTGCATGTGTGCGTTTGCGGTTCGACTTTGTGGAATGTAAAGGCTATGTTTGAGGATGGGGAGATTTCCTTATACATGCTTGATATGCAGTGTGCCTTGTGTGATGCACTCGCAACAGCTCCTACACCTATCGACGGGAGAGAATACAATGGCTAAATTAAAAATGCCTACAGATGAGCAGCTTATTGAACGCGGATATATGACTATTGATCAGTTTGTAGATAAGTTTGCAGAAAGCTTGCGTGGTTATATGTACTCTAACTGGCCAAGCACCGCTGAGGAATTGCATCATCCAGAAGACCTAGCATCTAATGCTGCGGTCTACACTGAGGTTATGTATCGAGTGATTGCTGACTTTTCATAGATGTATCGTGATGGAGATGTTCAACAGGCTTTGTTGCGTCTCGGTGTTCTAACAGAACAACGTAACCGAGAGCTACAGGGTTATTGTCCTATGCACTTAGAGCG